AGATATCAAAATCGTAATCGAGTTCTAATTCAATGCCACAGAATACTAATCTAAATATTAGTCCTTATTTTGACGATTTCGATAAGGATAAGAATTTTTACAGAGTCCTTTTTAGACCAGGATATCCTATTCAGGCGAGAGAACTCACGACCATGCAGTCGATTCTTCAGAATCAACTAGAGAGTATTGGTCAGCACTTCTTTAAAGAAGGCACAATGGTTATACCTGGTCAAGTAGGTTATGACCTTCAGGTACAAGCAATTGTGTTGCAACAGTCTTTCCTTGGTGTAGACGTTGAGACTTATCGTACCCAATTAAATGGTCAGATTATTGAGGGTATAACAACAGGTATTAAAGCAAAGGTATTATATTCAATCCCAGCTACAGAGTCATCAAGAGGGTATGTAACTCTGTATGTTAAGTATGTTGAGTCAGGTGACAGTACCAGTGACACTAGTATCAAGACATTTCAACCCAACGAGCAACTATTGGCCGAAAATGAAATCACTTTCGGTACAACTCTAATTGAGGTTGGATCACCCTTCGCACAATTACTCCCAGTTGATGCAACTGCTGTAGCATCTACAGCATATATCAATGAAGGTGTATATTTCATTAGAGGACACTTTGTAGATGTACCATCATCATATCTTATCCTTGATCAATACAGTAACAACCCTTCCTATAGAGTTGGACTTGAGGTCAGCGAGTCAATTGTTACGCCAGAAGATGATCCGTCTCTTAATGACAACGCAGCTGGCACATCGAACTATTCTGCTCCAGGTGGTCACAGATTTAGAATTAAAACTTCTCTCACTAAGAAGCCAATCGCAGACGAGACAGATAAAAACTTCATTGAATTACTGCGTATTAACAACTCAAAGATTGAACAGTTTGTTACTCACACAGCATATTCAGAACTTGAAAGATCTCTCGCAAGAAGAACCTTTGAGGAAAGTGGTGACTATGTAATTGATACATTCTCTATTAAAGCGAGAGAGTGTTTGGATGATGGATTTAATAATGGTGTCTATGGAGTTGGTGACACAACACAATCAAAAAATACTGCTGATGATTCATTAGTAACTTTCGAGATATCCCCAGGTAGAGCATACGTTAAAGGTTACAGGACAGAATTTTTAGTACCACAATATGTGGATGCTGCTAAACCAAGAGACTTTGAATCAGTACAAAACGCCATATTAGCATTCCGTCTTGGACAGATGCTTAAGGTCTATGATGTATATGGATGGCCTGAGCTGACTGGTGAAGGTGTGTCTTCTGCTTATCAAACACTTGAGTTGTACGATGACTGGACTTTAAATACCACTAATACTGTTACTGGTAGAAAGATTGGTAGAGCACGTACTGTTCAACTTCAGGAGTCTAGTGTAACAGGTGTATGGGAACTCTGGATATTTGATGCACAGATGTTTACTGGTATCAACTTTGCTGCTGGTAACAACACAGTTGCTATTGGTGATGTCCTCAGAGGACGTACTTCAAGAGCATCAGGTTACGTTGCTGACAATGGATCTGGCACATACTGTTGGTTAGAGCAAGTATCAGGTGCCTTCATAAATGGCGAGGTTATCGAGCGTGATGGCCGAGTTGTTGGTACATTAGAAGCAGCACATACTTATAATCTTACAGATACAAGAAGTGTATTAGGAAGACAAAACTCTGCCTCTGCTGGTACTGTAGTCTTTGGTGCTAACTTAATGCTTAACGATGTTAAGTTGGTTGAAGGTGCTACAATTACTATTGATAGTGCAGGTAACGGTAGATTAGAAGGATTTAGAACTAAGTTTGCAGAAGACCTACGTCCAGGTGATGTAGTTACTTCTACTAATACCTCTGATGAAGGTGAGAATACTCTTAGAATTATGAGAGTAGACACTGCTGGTGGTATTAATGTAACATCCACTAATGCTGCTACAGGTCAGTCAGGATTTATATTTGATTATCTAAATCAGCATGCGTTATTAGAGACTGGACTTAAGAAGGGTAGTGGAAATGCTGACGGTGAGGTAACTGCATTGGCTAGAATGCGTCCTTTCGTATTCCAGAAGGACTATCAGAATGGTGAGTTATCTATTGACACACCTAGGACATCGATGAAGTCAATCTCTGACGAATCATTCTTTGTATACAGGACATTTAATAATAAGACTGTTGTATCTGGTGGTGTTACTGTTTCACTACCTGAATCTGAGCAGTTTGCAACACTAGATGACGAAAACTATATCTTAACTATCATTGCTGAATCAGGATCTTCATGGTCTGTTGGTGATAACCTTAACATTGATGCACTCAATGAAGCAGGTACCTTAACAGTTACATTCGGTGCTGATAGACAGTCCATTACTATTGACGGTCTAGCAAATGTTAACACTATTAAGTTAACAGCATTGATATCTAAGAATATAGTATCGAAGAAGATTAAGACTGCTGCTAAGATGAGATGTCTTAACGTCCTTCGTACAAGAATTAATAATGACCAACCTAAGTATGGTCTAGCTTATGGTAACTTATATGGTACTCGTATTGAAGACGAGGAAATTTCATTCGCATTGAATGATGTATATAATGTCCATGCTGTATATGAATCAGAGACTGATTCTGATGCATCTCCACCTTATGTTGTATTAACAGAATCTACCTTCTTTGACAATGGATCTGTTATCGTAGGTAGGACATCTGGAGCACGTGGTAGGGTTATCCAATTCATTAACTCCACATTGAGATTATACTTTGTGCAGTTGAATGAGATTCCATTTGCTGCTGGTGAGACTATTGATGGCCAGGATGACGATGGTGCTGTATTAACTGCTATCATTGACGATGCAGAAGGATCTGTAACTAGAGGTAGTAAGGTTGTTACATCTCAATATACACTAGAGCATGGTCAGAAACCACACTTCTATGATGTATGTAAGATTGTAAGATATCCACAGTATACACCTCCAATTAGAAAACTATTAATAGTATTTGACTACTTCGTACATGAATCTTCTGGAGATTACTTTGCTGCACAGTCTTATACTGGTATATCATATAAAGAAATTCCAACCTATAAACTAGATGGATCTATTAACTTCTTAAGAGACCAAGTAGACTTCCGTCCAGGTGTAGGTGAGTTAGCATCGAGAGATGGCACGGTATCTAACCCATTCCTAGTGGAATGTGCTTCTCTTGACTTTGCTGCAAGACAGTTTGATACATCTGGTGGTGCAGGTGGATCTACTATTTTCGATATACCTAAAGTGAATACTGAGATTCGTATGGATTATTCATACTATCTCCCTCGTGCTGATAAGTTATATCTAACACATGATAATCAACTTAAGATAACCAACGGTGTATCTTCTGAGGATCTTCCACCACCTGATGAAATCGATAATGCTATGTTATTAGCACAGATCGAATACCGTCCATATGTTTATGATGTAGAAAGAGATATTCTCATTAACCCTGAGATTATCCGTCGTTACACCATGAAAGATATTGGTGATCTTGAGACAAGACTAGAGCATGTAGAATATTACACTTCTCTATCTTTACTTGAAGTCCAAGCAGATAACACCAAGACCTATGACGATAACGGATTTGACCGTCTCAAGAACGGTTACGTTGTTGATGACTTCACAGACCATAATGTCGGTGACGTACTTAACATCGACTATAAGTGCTCCCTTGACTTTGAAAACGGTTACCTAAGACCATCACATTTCACAACTAACGTTCCACTTCAGTTAAATCTATCTGATTCTACTAATATAGTTAAGACTATTGGTAACATGGCACTCCTACCTTGGGATGACCATGCAATCATTACACAACCATATGCTTCTAGGACAGAGAATGTAAACCCATTCAACGTCTTTACATTCATTGGACGTGTTGACTTAACTCCTGCATCTGATGACTGGATTGATACTAAGCGTATGCCAGCAAGGGTGGAAAACGTAGAAGGTGACTTCTCTGCTGTATCAAGAGATATGCAGGTTGATGGAGATGGATTTGCTCCTATTCAGTGGGGATCTTGGAAGACTAACTGGACTGGTAGGACACTAAAATCTACTTCTCAATTTAGAAATAGATCTGGATCATTCAGTGCAGGTGGTCGTAGACTAGGTAGATTGGGTCATGGACAGGGAAGACAACCATTATTCGTACATGAAAGAAGGACTTGGAGGGTTGTTAATAACCAAGCAAGACAAGGTATTAGGACTAAAGTTGTACCCAAGATTGATAAGAAATCTTTAGGTGACTTTACTCTATCACAAACAGCAATTCCTTGGATTAGATCTCGTAACGTAGGATTTAATGTTGAAAGAATGAAGCCTCGTACAAGAGTCTATGCATTCTTTGATGGTGTTAATGTAACTACTTACATCACACCTAAGGTTGTTGAGATCGTTAAGTCATCTACTGCTGATCCTAACACTAATGAAACTCCTTTCGTTGTTGGTGAGACTGTAGTTGGTAGTATTTCAGGATGTCGTTTGAAGATTGCTCCTGCAAATGATGGATATGCAACCGACCCATATGGCACTGGTACTGACACATTAGCAGAGTCATATGCATCTCAAACTCCATACATTAACATCGATGTTACTTCATTAGCAGAGACAGTTAACCCCAACTTCTATGGAAATGTTAACGTCGGTGAGGTATTAATAGGCCAGACTTCTGGTGCACGTGCTGTAGTTAAAGATCGTCGTCTATTAACAGATAACATCGGTAGTCTAAGAGGTACATTCTTTATTCCTAACCCAGGTAATGATTCCAACCCACGTTGGGCAACTGGATCTAGGACATTTAGATTTACCACATCACCTACTAATGAAAAGGGTGGTAGTAGTGTAGATTCATCTGCTGAAACTATCTACACAGCAGCAGGTCAATTGAAGACAGTTAGAGAAACTATTCTTGCTGTAAGAAATGCTGAATTAGTTAAAGATACTGTTTCAGATACTAGACAAGTTATTACTACTAGGACTGAGACTAGACAGATTGGTTGGTATGACCCTCTTGCTCAGTCATTCATATGTGATGAGGAAGGTGGTGTATTCCTAACTGGTGTTGATATATTCTTTAAGACTAAGGATGCTAACATTCCTATCTCTATGCAGATAAGGACAATGGAAAATGGTTATCCTACTAAGGATATTCTTCCATTCTCTGACGTTACTATTAGTCCAGATCAAATAGAATTATCTGATAACGCTGCTATACCTTCAAGGTTTACATTTAGATCTCCAGTATACGTTAAGCAATCTATTGAATATTGTTTCGTATTACTATCTGACTCCAACGAGTATACATGTTGGATATCACGAATGGGAGACATCGATGTTTCTGGTACAAGGACAATCTCTGAGCAACCATATGCAGGTGTCTTATTCAAGTCACAAAACGCATCTACATGGACAGCAGACCAGTTTGAGGATCTTAAGTTTACTGTATACCGTGCTAAGTTTAATCAACTTCAAGGTACTGCAATACTTAATAACTCTGAGTTAGGTCGTGGTAACGGTGGTATAAAGAGATTAATCGAGAATCCTATACTGACACTAAAACCAACTCAACAACTATCTTTACCAGTTGGTAATAACTATAACTTTACTATTGGTGCAAGAATTAAACAGACACCATCTGGTGCTTCAGCAACTATTAAAGAGTTTGATGCTGTATCAGATCCAGAGAAGATAACCATTACTGATATTGATGGCACGTTTGCAGCAGGCTTCTTAGATGCTAACAACGATCCATTCCAAGGATTATCATCATCTCAGTCTGTCGTAGTATTTGAATTATCAGCAATATACAATGGTGTATTTGAAACTGGTGATACCTTAAGTGGATCTACTTCATCAGCAACAGCAACTGTTACACAATACTATGCTATTGGTGCTACACTTCCTGGTGGAGGTACTGCATCAGCGATCACTGTTTATGCAAATTATGTTACTAAACAGTTTGACTTGTCTGATACAATAAGTGAACCAGGTGGTACAAGTGCTACTCTAAGTACTGCAACATACTCAGGTGACTCATATAATGCATACCCAACTGCTTCTCCATCCTTCCCTGCTGATGATAAGGAAGTGTTGGTATATCATAGAAACCACGGTATGCATCAACGCACCAATAATATTGAGATAGAAGGTATTATCTCTGAGGTACCTGATACTTCATTGACAACTACTCTTGCTCAAGGTGCTACTACTATTCAGTTATCTGATGCTAGTCAGTTCCACACAGTTATTGGTGGTGCTGTAATTGGTAACTTGAATCCAGGATACCTTAAGATTGGTGATGAAATTATTAAATACTCTGCTATTGCATCTGACGGTAAGTCAGTAACAGTTGCAACTAGTGGTCGTGGTGCAAGTGGTACTGCTGATGTTGAGCATCCTTCTGGAACAGCAGTTGAATGTTATAACCTAGATGGTATTCCTCTAATAGAATTAAACAAAGTCCATGATAGTATTTCATGTCCTTGGTTGGATACTTATATGTTACACATTGATAGTGTAGCAACTAATGGTATTCGTGGAGGTGGTACTGATGTGTGGGCATCTCAAAACGTACAGTTTGAGACTTTAACACCAACTGTATCAACTATGGTATTACCTGAGACACAAGTAACTGCTCGTGTTAATACTACTACTGCTACATCAATAGGTAATGGATCAACATTAGTTGACCAGAACTCATTTATTAACAGTGGTCAATACCTAGATGTTGTGTTGAATCAAGAAAATGCATTCTTCCAACCTCAAATGGTTTGCTCTAAGATAAATGAGCAAAACAAACTTGATGGTAATAAGTCATTCACAATGGCAATTACCCTTAATACAGAAAAAGACACCCTATCTCCATGCATTGACTTGGATAGGATGTCATTAATAACTACGTCTAATAGAGTCAACTGGTGGCCTGGTGGTCCTGAACCTTACGGTCAGCAGAATAATATTGACTTTACAGCAGACGTATCTACTTTACCTCAAGGTGATCAAAATGATGCTGTGTATATCACACGTCTCGCTCGCCTCGGATCTGAGGCCAGATCTCTGAAGATTGATTTCCAGACTACTAGACATCCTTCTACAGAAATCAGGGTCTACTATAAAGCATTCAAAACTGGTGATGCTACAGATCCTGCTACTATAGGTTGGACGTACGTAGGTGCACCGTTGGAAACTGCTAACGCAGTAGATTATGACACAAGTGCGACGGATGAAAATCTATGGAAGGACTATCCTTATGAAGTCCGTGGGTTACAATTTAATGCCTTCCAGATTAAAATTGTTATGAGATCTAAAAACCAAGCTCGTATTCCATTAATTGCTGATTTACGTGCTATAGCATTAGCTACTTAGAACCTCATCCCCAACCCTTACATGGTTGAGTATAATTAATTATTATTCCTTTGTCAAGTATGCAAGAAAACCAGGACCACATACAAGTTTTTAAACCAGACCTAATCCCTGTTGACCAGAAGGAAGGATGGTTTAGAGATCCTGATTCTCATGCTGTTGTGAATTGTAACAAGACACAGTATGAACAATATATGGCATCCTATAATAAACGTGAGAAGAAAGAGCAATCTTTCAACACTTTACAAAATGACGTAGAGTTGCTAAAATCAGACATAAGTGACATGAAGTCAATGCTTTTACAATTAGTGGAGAAAAACAATGCCAGTTGATGTGACAGAAACAAAAGCCCCAGGAGAATTGCTGGGCGAATTCAAAGAAAGATATCAAGCTCTACTTGGTGAGAATCAACAACTTGCTAAGAAGATCAAAGATAACGAGCAGACTGCTCTTAAACTATTAGGTGCTATAGAAACCCTAGAGTATCTAAATCCGAGTGAGGAAACAGAAGTTGAAGAGACAGCACCTGCCGACGCATAAATAAACCAGTAAGACTGTATGCAGTGCTAGGATCCTTTAAGTAAATGGCAAATAGAATACAACTAAGGCGTGATGGTGCACAGCAGTGGGCTAACGTCAACCCAATCCTTGCTCAAGGTGAGTTAGGTATCGAAATTGATACCTCCCGACTGAAAGTAACTTTGAAGCAGGTGCCATTACTGCCTCACTCGTTGGTAACTCTGCTACTGCAACAAGATTAGCAAACGCAAGGACTATTGCCTTAGGTGGTGATATGTCTGGAAGTGGTACGTTTGATGGATCCTCAAACCTAACCATTACTTCTGAGTTGAATTATGTTCCAACTCTTCCACATTATGATGCTAATGATCTAGCTGCAACAGGTACATACAGTCAGGTAACTATCGACTCTCGTGGTCGTATTATTAATGCTACTAACCCAACAAGCTTAACTGCTTATGGTATTACAGACGCACAACCATTAGATAGTGATCTAACTTCGTTGGCATCTATGACTACCTTTGGTATCTTATCAAGGCAGTCAGAAGGTACTATTGTTAGTAGGACAATTACTGGAGGTACTGGTCGTGTTCTTGTACAAAATGGTACAGGTCAGACCAATAACCCATTTATTGACTTAGCAGATACCACAGTTGTTGTTGATAATTACAACCCAATTGGTAACTTAGATACACCCCTTATCTCTGCTACTACTGGTGTCGAATGTGTTAATACAACCAACTTTAATGTAGATAGGTATGGTCGTTTAACATATGCTCAGACATCACCAATTGCAACTGCTACACAAGGTACTAAGAAACCTGCATATGATAACGCAGCAACCTATTCAAGATATGATATTGTAAAGAATTCATCTGATAAACTTTATCAGGCAATTCTTGATATCGCTGCTGGAGGTGGTGAACCAACTCATACCGATACATCTGATACAGGTTCATGGAGATACCTATCAAGTGCTACAGCACCTCAGAAAGGTATAGCATCATTTGCTCAAGAAGATTTTGACGTAACTGCATGGTTAGACCCAGAGCAAGGTGGTCATGTTACCATAGCACAAGCAGGTGTTGATAATACACAACTACAAAACAATAGAGTTTCTTTTGCTGACGGAAATACAAAAGAAGACTTTGAATTAGATCAAGAATTAACTGCTGTTACTGGTTACAGAGGATTTAATTACCTTAACTATACGAAGGTAAACGATACAACTGGTAATTTATTAGTTGGTGCTAATAATGTTGGTAATGGAAATAGCGGTGGCACTCAGCAAGCAGTAGAGTATGTTACTGTTACTGTAGGCACAGATACAGTAGGTGGTCAAGCAACAGGTGTATTCTACTTAAATGGAGTAGAGAGTCCAAGCTTCCCACTTAAGAGAGGTATTAAGTATATCTTCAATCAGGATGAGGCAACCAATGCCACATTCAATAATATGGCTCACCCTATAATGGTCAGTCCAACATCTGACGGTGAGCATAATGGTGGAGACCATTATATGATGGGTATCACCTATAAGTTGGATGGTGTGGTAACTAGCATGATGAATTATGCTAATACTGCTAACTTCCAAGGTGCTACTAATCGTACAATGGAATGGTTGGTGCAAGAAGAAGCACCTGCTACACTCTATTATTGGTGTCATCACCACACAGGTCAAGGTGATAGTTTTGCTATTACTGATGGTGGTGCAGGTGAATTTGATGTTAATGTAAGATCATACTTCAGTCATCCTGATATCACTTTAGATGGTGAAATAACTCAGACGTTTGATAAGACTGGTAGTGGGCATCTTAATTTCAAACTTACTCAAGACACTACTCAGGATAGAAACTTAAATATTACATCTACTAATGCTGGTACTGGTGCTGCTCAGATTAACATTACATCAGACAATGATATAACAATATCAGCAACTGATGTTTCTAGCAGAGTTAATGTTGAGGATTATCATTTCCAAGATAATGTTTTATCAACAACTAATTCCACACTAGTACTTGATCCTAATGATGACGATGATGTCACAGGTTTAGTCCAAGTTCGTGGTGACTTACAAGTAGATGGTACAACAACTACGGTCAATTCAACTGTTGTAACCATTGATGATCCAATCTTCACACTGGGTGGTGATACTGCTCCAATTGCAGATGATAACAAAGACCGTGGTATAGAATTCAAATATTATGATGCACAAGCAAGACTCGGATTCTTCGGATGGGACGAAGATTATCAGAACTCTAACCTGTGGCCTCACATTGGTGGCTTTAGGTTCCTCTACAATGCCACTAACACCAATGAAGTATTTACTGGTACAGACGCTGCTCTCATCGCTGGCAACCTCGCACTCACAACAAACACAGGATCGACCTCGACGACTACTGGGACTCTGGTAGTAACTGGTGGTTTTGGACTTAGTGAGAATGCACATATAGGTGGTGAAGTTACCATTGCAGGTCAAACTGAGATCAATGACACAGTATTAATTAAGTCTGATAACGAAGACTTTAAGATTCAGACTGCTGCTGGTGTAGATAAGTTTACTGTAGATACTGACACAGGTAACACAGTTATAGAAGGTACAGTTGATATTCAACTAGAAACTACTATTACTGATAACGTAATTATCAAGGCAGATAATAAGAAGTTTGATATTCAGACTGCTGCTGGTGTCAGTGTATTTGATGTAGATACTGATAACGGTAACACTCACACAGATGGTACTCTTGATGTAGATTCTGGAGTAACATTTAATAGCACATTAGATGTAGATAGCAGTGTAACTTTCAACTCAGATTTAGATGTTGATGGTGATTCAGTATTCCATGATGATATAACTCTTGATACAAATGGTAAATTCTTTACCATTACTAATGGATCAGTACAAACATTTAAAGTTACAAGTGCATCTGGTAACACAGATATAGAAGGCACATTAAATAATGCTGGTCTAGCAACATTTGAAACAACAACTAATATCGTAGTTGATACTTCTGCTGATGATGCCATCACCAAAACTGGAGAAGGTGCAGTAGACGTAGATGGTGGTCTTAACGTAGATAAGGATGTCAGAGTTGGTGGAGACTTATATGTCTCAGACAGAATTGATTCTAAGGATGCTGGTACAGCAAGGACACGTCCTTCATTACTTAACAACCTAGATGTAAGATATCGTGAGTATATTGGTAGTGTTGCAGCACATAATGCAGACTTCGCTAACGACCCAGATGCAAACTTAAGGGTTGCTGGTGGTGCAGGTATCGTAGCAGACCTACATGTAGGAGATGACTTCTATGTTGGTAAGGTTGCTACTAATGATAACGTAGAATTCTCTATCTTAGGTGAATCTGGATTCACAACTATAGGACGTGCAGGACAAGGTAATGCTACTGATGGTGCTATCGTAGTCCACGGTGACGCAACATTTAATAGAGAAGTTAATATAACTGGTAGTCTAACAACTGTAGGTAATGCAAACTCTGATGTATTAACAGTCAATGCAGTATCACAGTTTACAGATAATGTCACAGTAGATGGAAACCTAACGGTTAACACCAACGCATTAGTTGAAGGTAATCTCACAGTTAACGGTACTACAACTACAGTTAACAGTACTGTCGTTACTATAGATGATCCTGTGTTTACCTTAGGTGGTGACACAGCTCCTGGTTCTAACGATGCTAAAGATCGTGGTATAGAATTCAGATACTATGATAATGCTGCAAGACTAGGATTCTTTGGTTGGGATAATTCTGCTTCAAGATATGCTTTCTATCATGGTGCAACTAATTCATCCGAGGCATTCGGTGGCACCAGATCAGGAATTGATGCTGGTAGTTTAGCACTGTTTGATACTACTAATGCTACTAACTCAGGTACTGGTACCTTAACAGTTGGTGGTGGTGTTGGTATTGGATTAAGTCTATTCGTCGGAGAGAATCTAGACGTAACAGGTAATACTGTTATTGATGGTAATCTTGATGTTGTAGGAGACTTTGATCTAACTGATGACTTTAGAATTAATACTGATAAGTTTACAGTAGATGCTGGTACTGGTAATACCTATGCAGAAGGAACATTACAGGTAGATGGTAATGCAACTATCGGTAACGCATCAGGTGACTCACATAGTTTCACTGGTACAGTCCAGTTTAACCAAGCAATTACTTCAACAGATATTACTGCTGATCAAGTCCAAATTGGTGTTGATGGTGCTAATGAGATTAGCACAACCTCTGGTAATTTGGTACTAGATTCTGACGGTGGCACAGTTAATGTCACAGATGATCTAGATGTAGATAACAATTTAAACGTAGATGGAAATACTAAGGTCGATGGTACCCTTACAGTTGATGGGAATACTACTATCGGCAATGCTTCTGGTGACGCTCATAGCTTTACTGGTACAGTTCAATTCAACCAAGCAATCACCTCCACAGATATCACAGCAGATTCTGTTACCATTGGCGTGGATTCTGATGGTGAAATTAGCACTACTACTGGGGTCAATCTCATACTCGACTCCGCAACTGGAGAAACTCAAGTCGATGATAACCTCACAGTCACTGGCACCTTAGATGTAAACGGTAATACAACCATTGGTAATGCTAACACTGATGCTCATGCATTTGTAGGTACAGTCCAGTTTAATCAGGCAGTTACATCCACTGACATTACTGCTGATAACATTCGTATCGCAGTTGCAGGTGCTTCTGAAATTGACACTACAACAGGTAACTTAACTCTTGATTCTAACTCTGGTGAGACAATCGTTGATGATAACCTAACTGTATCTGGCACAGCAGATATTGGTGGTTTAACTACTATTACTGATTCTCTAACAGTTAAGGCAGATAATAAGTTAGTTTCTATTCAGAATGCTGCTGGTTTAACCAAGTTTGAAATTGATACTGATAACGGTAACACAGATATACAGGGCACTGTAAACATAGAGGGTGCTACAACTGTTGATGATACATTCAATGTCACAGGTGCAACTGATTTAGATAGCACTCTAAATGTAGATGGTGCTGCAACATTCCAAGACAATGTTGTATTGAATGCTGACAATAAAGAATTTGCAATACAATTAGACGATGGCACAGATAAGTTTACGGTTCAATCAGCAACTGGTAATACTGATATCCAAGGCACATTAGATGTAAATGGAGCAACTAATGTTACTAACACTGTTGGTATCACTGGTGTAACATCTATCACCAATAATACTAACCCTGCTAATCTAATTGGTACAGGTGCTCTTAACGTAACAGGTGGTGCGATTATTACTAAGGATGTCTTCTTCGGTGAAGACTTCTATATGGGTCCAAACAATGCTCCTACGATTTCTATTGTTGGTGCATCTGGTAATACTCTCATTAGTGGCACACTAGGAGTTACAGGTACAACTACCTTAGGTCAAGCAGATATATCTACACTTAACCTAACCAACAACGCTAATATTGACGGATCAATCATAGTCAATACTGACAAGTTTATTGTTGCAGGTCTTACAGGTAACACTGATATCTTTGGTACATTAGATGTTAATGGTGCTACAACCATAACTAACACTCTTAATGTAACACAGAATGTAGACTTTGATGCTGACCTTAATGTAGATGGTAATCAGCAACTAGATGGCACACTTACTGTTAACTCTACTTCACTATTCAAAGACAGTTTTGTATTACGTGGTGGATCTAAGACACTTAAGTTACAGAATGGATCTAGCACTGACAAGATTACATTGCATTCCACATCTGGTAATGCAGAGATCACTGGTACTGCAACTCTTGGTGCTCTTGACGTAACAAATAACACCACCATCGGTGGCACACTTGGTGTAACAGGACAGATCACTGGTGATGTGACAGGTGACCTAACTGGTAATGCTGATACAGCATCGCTAGTTGATATTACCAACACTACTACATCAAATCTAACTTACTATCCTACTTTCGTTTCTGCTACTACAGGCAATACTGAAATCAGGACAGACTCTGACAACCTTACATACAACCCATCAGATAACAGACTTACTGTTAGTAACTTCAAATCAACTACTGACTTTGAGGTTGCAGGTAACTTAAACATTACTGGTAATATTACATATACTCAGTCACAGGTTGGTAGTATTGCTAACCATGATACTGATGCTCTTGCTGAGGGATCAACTAACATCTACTATACAAATGAGAGAGTAGATGATCGTGTTGCTGCTTTAATAGTTGGTGGCACAGGTATTACTGCTACCTACGATGACGCAGGTAACATGCTGACATTGAGTGCTACTCAGTCAGATCTTAATACTGATAACTTTACTGAAGGATCTACCAACCTCTTCACCACTGCAGCTAGAACGAGGACTCATTTCACGTATGGTACAGGTGTCGAGTTGTCGGGTGGTGGAGAACTTTCTGTTACTCAGGCAGACATTAACACTGATAACGTAACGGAAGGTTCTACTAATCTCTTCACGACTGCTGCAAGGACTCGTGGACATATTAGTGTAAGTGGAGACTTAGGATATAATGCTTCTACTGGTGTTATATCATACACAATCCCAACAACTATTGCATCTCTATCCAACCATGATACAGATGATGTAGCAGAGGGATCAACTAACAAGTATTATACAGATGAGAGAGTAGACGATAGAGTTAATGCTCTTATCGTTGCTGGTACAGGTGTTGAGAAGGTCTATGACGATGCTGCTGGAACTTATACGTTATCTGTTACTCAAGGTGATATTAATTCCGATACTATTACTGAAGGTAGCACTAACCTCTTTACCACTGCTGCTCGCACTCGTGGTCATATCAGTGTTAGTGGATCTCTAGCATACAACAGTGGCACTGGTGTTATTTCATACACTACACCTGATACTGACGGTGTATCTGAAGGATCAACTAATCTTTACTATACAGATGCTAGGGCAGACGCAAGAATCGCAGCTGCTGATACTGGAGATCTTACAGAAGGATCTAATCTATACTATACAGATGCTAGAGCAAGAGCTGCAATCTCTGAGAATAGCACACAACTAGCATATAATTCCACCACTGGTGTATTGACATATACTCAGGGTAATACTGATACAGTTGCTGAAGGATCAAGCAATCTTTACTATACAGATGCTAGAGCAGATGCGAGAATCGCTGCTGCTGATACCGATGATCTATCTGAAGGATCAACCAATCTATACTTCACTAACGCTCGTGCTGATGCTCGTGTAACAGCAGGTATAACTGGAAAACTTGATGCTTCTGCTGTTAGTGCTTTCGGTCTAACATTGGTTGATGATGCTGATGCTGCTACTGCAAGGGCAACCCTTGGACTTGGATCTGCTGCTGTCGTTGCATCTACTACATTTGCAACTGCTGCACAAGGTACACAGGCAACTACCAACGATAGTGATATCGATGATATCTATACTGAATTGAATGCTATTGGTAATGATGCTTCTATAACAACCGTTGCACAACTTAAGGCAGCACTAGCCGCTCTCGCAAGATAAGTAAATGGCAAAACCCACTTCCAAAGCTGAATTAAAAGAATATGCTTTACGCAGGTTAGGTAAACCTGTACTAGAGATCAACGTGTCTGATGACCAGTGCGATGATGCTATAGATTATACTATTGAGAAGTTTCAACAGTTCCATTATGAGGGTGCTGAGAGGGTCTATCTAAAACACAAGATAACTCAGGATGTGCTTGACAGAGCGAAAGCAGACCAAGACGTGAGTTATACCTCAAAGGCAGGTAATGACGTTTGGAAAGAAGGTCAGACGTACATCGAAGTGCCTGATCATATTCAATCTGTAGAAGGTCTTTTCTCATTTACAGATAAAGGGACAGCAAATATATTTGATATTAGATATCAGATGAGGTTAAATGATCTATACGATTTCACCTCTACCCAATTCTATCATTATTATATGATTCAGCAACATCTTGAGACTATAGATTTCTTGCTAGAAGGATTGAAACCTGTTAGATATAATTCAGTACAAGACAGACTTTATATTGACTATGACTGGGGTACAGATGCATCTCTTGACCAGTACCTAGTTGTTAAGTGTTGGAGAGCAATAGATCCACTCACATGGAGTGAGATATACAATCAGATGTGGGTGAAAGATTATGCTGCTGCTAAGATTAAGAAGCAGTGGGGTCAGAATATGACTAAATTCCAAAACGTTCAGATGCCAGGTGGTGTCACGTTAAATGGAGAGATGATTTACAATGATGCTGTAGATGAGATCGAGAAACTTGATGAGCAACTACGTACACAATGGGAAACTCCACCACTAGACATGATAGGATAGTATGGCTACTAACACTTATTTCTCTCAAGGATCTACAGGAGAGCAAGACCTAACACAGAGTCTTGTTAATGAGCAGATTAAGATGTTCGGTAAGAATGTATACTACATTCCTAGGACGCTAGTCAAACAGGATACTGTCTTCGGAGAAGACACAATGTCTAAGTTTGAGGGTGCGTATGAAATAGAAGCTTTTATCGAAGACAACTCAGGATTCAGAGGAGATGGTGACATGTTCACCAAGTTTGGTGTACAGATTGCTGACCT